GTCAGGCTTTACCTGAGAAACTTTTCCAACTACTTGCCCTGGCATTTCTTCTTCCATATCTACATCATCTGGGTCTCCAGATTGGTGATACATATGGGCTAGTTTGTGTGCAAAGTATTCAATGTCTGGGCGTTTAGTTCTACCGTCTAAAAAGTGCAGGGCTTTCATAAACACAGCATCGTTATCACCAGCATCGTCATCTGTAGGTGCGTTTTCGCTGTTAAGCCAATCACTGTAAACACGCTCCATACCTTCTTTGATCTGCTGTTTGCGCTGTTCCTCTGGGGACACAGGTGCTTGTGGTTTTACTGGCTCAATGTAGGATTTAGGCTTGCGAGCGTACTTTTTAGCCTTAAAACCTTTTTTGTGTTCTACAACCTGTTTGACTTTCATGATTGATCCTCAATGCTTAACTTAGCACTTTCTAGTTTATCTATATATTTACGCAATTTATCAATTTGCCCTCTAGCTCTTAGTAGCTTAAAAGCAAGATTTTCTACACTATGTTCGCCGCCTGTTTCTAAGCCTGCTTGGCGTAATCTGCGTAAGTTGCCCATGGTCTCTTTGGCTTTTTCTAAATCATCTTGTTTAAGTGCTTGATTAATCTTAGCAGCATAGTTGCGGGCTTTACTTTTAACTTCTTTAGCAGTAGCTTTAGGTGCGCCAGGTTTAGGTTCACTGAGCCACTTATCATTTAGTACACTATAGATGCCAGCAGAGTGATGTTTCTGTTTGTAATCCTGTACATATAATTCAACATCTATGTCTTTGATTGTAATGTTATATTTTGAATTGTAGACGTTCTTTTTAGCATCATATAATTCAGCTTTTTCTGGACCGTCAACAACTGCTACAAGATGCAGGTCTAAGTCGCTGCTATCACTGTATCCATAACTGGCGTTGCTACCGCTTATGGTGATATCTTTTAAGTTTAGTCGTTCAACATTAAGATACTCGGCAAAGTGTTTGGCAATAACCAACAACCTGTGTCTTATTTCAGGAATGAGGCGATTATTTTCCCATAACTTTGGGTTGAGCTCTTTGTTATGTGTTATTGGATCTACAGATAATTCTTGAACTTTCATTCTGTATTTAACAGATTTAGAGTCCTAGAAATTTTAGTATGGTGCCTAAATTAGGATGTCCAACCCATCCTGCTCCTGCAATGAAAGCCATTCCGGCCATGGCGTACAACATGAATTTGTGCTTGACCTTTTCTAACTCTGATAATTTAGCTGCGAGTTCGTTGTGCTGTGCAGTCTGTTCTGTGTTGAGCTTATTGGCATGCTCATAAAACTTGTCTCTATTGATGCGATACTCGTCCAACATTTGGTCAAGTTTTCCATCTAAGATATCTCTGGTGCGGTCTAAACAGTCATGCATTTCTTTGACATCAGCTTTAAGATCTACTAGTTTGTCATCGATATGTTCAACTTTAGTTTCTAGAACACTTACTCGCTCTGGCAGTGTTGCTAATTGCGCTACAGCTTCTTTTGTGGCCATCCAGGCATCCTCTAATTAATGTGTCCAAACACGTTGTTTGGTGTAGTATTAATAGCCTAAATAACTGGAACTAGTTGGAGCCTCTATGAATTATTTATTATTTTTTGAAAAAAATAATATTACGGGCAGGACCTTCAGTAACAAAGACATCATAGTTTTGCTCCATACATTCGTCTAACCCGCTGATGTAGGGAATTCCGTCAAAGTCATCAATCAGGTGACCAATTGGATTATTATTTTTTTCAAACAACTGATCTCGTTCGGTTATAAAATCAAACCGCCATACACGAATAATTTCGTCAGTTTCAAAACCAACTAAACTACCTTTAACTTCTGTTACTGATGGTTTTTGTGAGTATGAAACATTACCTCTTATACCCAGTGTTAATAGCATTGTCTGAAAGTTTTGTTCTTTCCAGCGCAAATGTTCTTTACCAGCCTCTGATCTGTACTGACCAGTATTAGTAATGTCAATAGTAGTATAGAGCTTATATTCCATGCCTATATTTACATCAACAAAAAAGGACTCCGAAGAGTCCTGATTTGCTTCCCATCCCGTTGAGAATTAGCTAATTGCTACGCCGTCAAATGTTAATTCTGCAACTGTAGCAGATGTGTCTGCTTCAATTGCTGCTTTGATAGCAGCTTCCATTGCACCGTAAGTAGTTGCTTGAACGTTGCTGTTAGCTTCTGCACCATTTTTAGTGTCATCGGCGATGATAACAATGAAACCTGTTGCGTCAGGTGTGCCAACTGCATATAATTCAGCAAAATTCTGAATTGCACGAACAGCTTTAGAAAATGTGCTGTTGCTGGCAGTATAAGTTGCGCTAAAATCAACGGCTGCGGCGCTGTGAACGGCAGTAACCTTTAAGAATGTTAACTGACGTGTACCGAATTGTGTTGATGGAGCAGCTTTTAAATAGTTTGCTGCGACTGTTGATCCGACTAATGATGGCATAATTTTTCTCCTCTTATATGCTTATCAACGCTCACTACTCTGTGAGCTTTGTATATGTATTTAGTTTGGTTAATAAAAAATGGGCTTATAGACCTATTTTTTGATAGATGTTTTTGAACCAGTTTATACTGTTATTTTCAGCAACTGCTTGGCGTTGTTTTTCAACCCAGTTTTTGTCTTGACGTACATGTGCCAGTAGTGCTTGAGCTTGATCTGCTGGAAGACTTTTCATAATAGCTTCTACGCTGGCTAGATTGTTTCCATCGGCTCTAGGACCTAATAAAACCTTGGCCATTTCGTCCCAGTCATCAGCAACTAATTCGCCTTTTTTGTTTTCGGGTGTTCGAGCATAGAGTCCTTCCCATGCGCTGTATACATAGCCTTTTTGTTTGGCAAGACTGGCAATCATTAGCTGTTTGCTTACACCTTTAAATGGACTACCACGTGGAATACGGTGTTGATGATAGCGTTGTACTTTGCCTACTTTGCGTATACATTCCAGGTCAACTTGATGTGCATTTGGGCCGTAGGGCAAACGTACAAACACGTTAACACCTGCTTGGCTTGTTTGTAAGCCCATGCTTTGTATTGCATCTGATAGGGCTTTACGGGCAGCTTTTTCAATAGTATCTTTTTTATCAGCTGGATTTACTTGTACATTAAGTTTTTCTATGATATCATCAAGATCAACCATGTTGTCTAAATCGCTGGCCAACTCTTCTGGGTCTCTATCAGGATCGCTTGTTGATCCAACACCCACAGCAGTAAGTCCTAGTTTAGCTAGGTACTTGTTCATTTTAGCTCTTAGTTCGTCAGCATGTTTCTTTTGAAACGGCACTGTGTCTGGAAATATCTTACTGCCTTTTTCAGCCATTGTCTTTAGATTCCTGAATGCGCTTAATACCGCGTTTGAACTTGGTAGCATCGCCTGCTTTGATACTGTTAATAAAACGGCGCTCTAGTTCAGCTGCTGTTTCAATATCATAGTTTTCTTTGATTAATGTAAGCAGATTAATGGCGCTTTGTATTAAGTTGCTGCCGCGACTTTCTATCACTAGGTCAGTATCCCTACTGATTCCTAAGTCCGAAAGTTCTTGTAATATTGATCTGGTACTCTTTCGCATAATAGTGTTTTTCCACATGTATTTATTGCATGTTACAATATTATTTTGGAATTATCAACCTGAACTAAATACTCAGTAGAAACCATGAGTTGCTACACACACTTACAGAGGATAGTAAAATGAATAAATTATCAACAAAAATGCTATCGTTGTTAGAACGACTAGCAGAAATGTTTCCTAAGCAACATTATCAAACACGCTTAGAACAATATATCACAAGCAAACGCCCAACTAATGCAGCTGAAGTAGAACATTGGCAGCGCGAGTATGATACACAATTTTGGGGGAAAGGACTATGAAAATTATTAAATCAGTGTGGAAGTTCTTGATTGCTTGTTCGGAATCATTACACGAATACAGAACTCGTAAAGGCTATAGAAACGGCGGATATTATTAAAATAAATATCTGATGAAATTAGTTTATATTCACGGAGCCAGTGCTACCAGTGAAAGTTTTAACTACATTAGAAGTAAGTTGGGTGAGGGCATAGACATCAATTATGATAGTCGTAATGGGTTTGAAAACAACCTAAAAGACATGCTTGAACAACTATCTACTGTAGATGACATTGCATTTGTAGCACATAGTTTGGGTGGCATTTATAGTTTACATATTGCTAACATTTTGCCCAAACAAGTGTTAGGAGCGGTTACACTAAGTACTCCTTATGGAGGTGCTGAAGTAGCCGAGTATGCCAAATACTTTTTACCTTTCAGCAGATTGATGCGTGATATTGGTCCTAATAGTTGGGCTTTTAAACAAGCAGATAAGATTAAAATCCGGCACCCTTGGACTAATGTTGTAACGGTCAAAGGTCAAAGTCCTTTCATGCTTGCTCACAACGACGGAGTTGTTACTGTAGCTAGTCAGAAACATCATGAAGATATGGAGTTGATAGAAGTGGATTACAATCACTACGAAGTTGTATTGGCAGAACCAGTAGTTAAAATTATCAAAGAACGAATAAAAAAGTTCAAGAAATAGTTGATTTTTATCTAAAAGAGATATATAATACTACAATGTTGTAAAGACATTGTAACAACACAAACATACACACAAGGAGAAAAATATGTTTACATCATTTGACACAATCGTTGACACCGTTCAAGGTGCTCAGAAATCTTTCGTAGAAACTTACGTTGCAGATAAGAAAATTCAAACAGAGTTAGTTAAGCTAACTGAGGCGAATGCCAAATTTATTAAAAATTCTTATCAAACTAGTTTGAGCCTTGCTCAACTTGCCTTCAAAGGCGTGAGTGATTCAGTTTACTCTAAGAAAGGGGCCTAAACATGTCCGATTTTGCACCAAAACTACCAGAAGTTAAGTTTAACAAGAACGGCTACGAAATACGTACAGACATTCTAGCAATGGCTAAAGATCTTGTTCAAAGCGAATACAGCGTCAAATTCCAAGGTTGGGAAATGTCAGCCAAACGTGATGAAAAAACTGGACAGATTGTTAGCACAGTTGAAATGCCACAATTTCCAGGTCTTGACAAAGTGTTAGAAACAGCTGAAAAAATGTACGGTTTTGTAAATGCTGGCGTAAAGAAGTAATTATTGATATTATAACCTAAACGGTTTATTATCACCCATTGGGTATGAGTAGATTGATACTATAAAAATAAGAAAAGCACCTTCGGGTGCTTTTTCTTTTATACAATACTTTCTCTATCAAAAAGTTCTGGATGTCGTTTGCCCCAGTTGCGCATTATTACCGCAGCTTCTGCATTTGCTTCATTTTCCTGTGGACTGCCAGTTGCTCCAGGATCATCGCCGTCTAGTTCGTGATTTAGATCTTGTTTGTAGTGGACAAGCTCATGTGCCAATGTTCGGCAGACATCCATGATATGGCGATTAACTACAGTGATATTAATGTGTTCACTACCGTACCCGCCAAAACTATGATGTTCCAAGCTACGCTTGGTATCAAACTTAAATTCAAACTTTGGAAGACTATCCAGCTCCAAATGTTCTGCGGCAAACTTGATAAAGTCAAGCAGGATCTTATAAGTGTCTTTGCGACCTAGGCCTTCGGTTAATAATTCTTTGACCTTCATCCTATATTCCTATCAATGCCACGACTTTGAACTCCGCCTTTCTTACGTTTTGCCGCTAACTCTTCAATACCGTGACGAATCTGTTCTAAGTTCTGTTCCAAGCCCATGAACATGCCGCCTTTGGCATCGCGAACAATCCCTTCCCAAACTGATAATTCATTAGACTCTGCACGTTCTGCTAGATCCTTTAATTGAGCGCGGGCTTGCATGATGCGTCCTTTTAGACTCATTGGGTTGGCTTTAGCATGTCCGTAAATCATAGGATCGTTAGGATCGCCTGTCATGTCTATTGGAGTTTCGTTTAATAAATCAGTTATTTTCATAGTGTTGTATTTAAGTGATTTCTTCCCAGTTCGCTGCACCATAGACAGCTACGTTATTACCGCTAGTTGTTAAGCATATAGACAGTTCAGTAGCAGTACTTGTAAATGTGTTACGTTCTAATTGATACGCAAATGGATCTGCGACATCAGCAACTCCAGCGAACTGGTTGCTACCTATAATCTGTTTCCATTCTGCAATACGCCCGCCTGTAATGCTTGTAGCAGTTAAATTATATTCTACTGAACTGTCTGCTCCAGCATCAACCCAAGTGCCTCCTGAAGTAACTCCGCCTATAACAATCATAAACCTAAAATTGTTGTTACCTGTTAGGCCAACGCTGTAGTTCTTAGGTAATACAATACCTCCCAATCTTGTGCTTTTTAATCTCATAGTAAAGATAGGGTAAACTATGTTTGGATCCGTTAAACTGTATGCGGCATTTAATCTATGTCCAATACTTAATGGGCGGCCTGTTAAGGCATATCCGCCTTCACTGATGACAGTCGAACAGATTTGTTTATAAGTACTTGAACTTGCTGTAGCTCCGGTGTTTTCTAATTCCATTCGTATAGGCAAACAGGCAGTAGTCATGTAGGTTCCTGTTGTACGATTTGCATGGTGAAATATATGTGCTAAAACAAATTCACCGTCGATAACAAATCCGCAACGAACGCTGCCAACACCCAACCACTCTATATCAAAAAATAAAATTTGTGCTTTGGTAATATCAAGTGTTTTTGCTGATATACCTGTACCGTTTAAAGGATCAACATTCCAATCTGCTTGATTGGCTGTTTCATAAACAATTGATCCTGTAGTTGAACTACGTACTCTAAAACTTAACTGCGTACCGTCTTGTTCTAAGAACACACCGTTAGCCGTATCAAAGTATCCTATGCGTTGACGCAGATTTGTTTTACCTGGTGCCATGCAAAATGTTGTTAGTATTTGAAGACTCTTTCCAGGTTGGTAGGCAAACACACGACTGCTTTCTCTATATACTTTATCTCCACTGGCCGTACCAACAGTACATTCAATTAGGCCTGCATTTGAATTCTGTGTAGCACTGGCTGTTCCGCTGGTATATGTGTTAATTTTACCATTGTCGTTATAGCGATGAAAGCTATCAAATAAAGTTAACGGATTACTAACACGTAGCCTACCAAATGCATCGTTAGATGTAGGGGCGGCACCTGAAGTAGTTCTTAAAACAGGTTGTCCTAGACTGTTATAGTCCATCGCATTATGCAAGTCAAGCAAGTGACTTTCGTGCGGATGGCTGTAGTTTGTTGAATTAGGTTGTTGTACGCCCATAGTATATTAAGGTTGGGGTGTCCATGGACGATGTGGTTCTAAAGGAGCGCCATCATCTACTGCGGTGTTGCCTACATACTTTGCTGACAATAAATCTATATCCAATACATTGTTTTCTCTGTAGTAGGGTTTAGTGCTGTCTAAACTTCCTGTAATAGTCCCGTCTCGAGCAACAGTTTTACCTTGACGTTTGGCTTCTGCGATTGTTAGTTTAGCTTCTTGTCTATCTTGTCTTGTTGTTAAGTGAGCAATTCCGTTAGCTGACATATTACTCTCCTACCTTATGTTGATGTCCAGGATACATACTTGGATGCTGTACTCGAATGTCTGCAGGATGTTTAGGTGCTTGCATTCCACCGCCAGCATCGCAAGTTACACTATCGATATCTGCGTACTTTTCTTTAGGTGTGTTTCCGTAAGGTTCAACACCGTCGTTGTCTGCAAGATCAACAATTTGTTTAAATCTACGGATGTCGTCGCCTGCGTGTGTAAGCGGACTAGCATCTTCTGGCTCATCAATAGTTGCTGTAGGATGTGCTACAACAACTGTAGTCACTTGTTCTGGTTCTTGCGGACGTTGACTTTGATCAATCATGTCAATAAAGCCGCGTATGATATCTTGGATTCTCATGTTTTTTTCCTGTATCCTATATTTAGTGTTAAATACGTCACTATGATAAACAAAGAACCATTTGAAAAGCTAATAGCAGAACTTAAAGAAAACGGCAAATACCGTGTGTTTAACGACATTGTACGTGAAAATGGCAAGTTTCCTAAGGCCATTTGGTATGGGCCTTATAATATTAAGAACATTGTAAACTGGTGTAGTAACGATTACCTGGGCATGGGCCAACATAAAGTAGTAATTGATGCTATGCATACAGCCTTAGACCATACAGGTAGCGGCTCAGGAGGAACACGCAATATTGGCGGAACTAGTCATTATCACGTGGCTCTGGAATACGAATTAGCCAGTTTACACAAGAAAGAAAAGGCCTTACTATTCAGTAGTGCGTATGTTGCTAACGAGTGGACACTAATAGCTCTAGCTAAAATTATTCCTAACATCGAGTACATTAGTGACAGTAATAATCATAACAGTATGATTGTTGGTATACAACACAGTCGTGCTAAGAAAGTTGTGTTTAAACACAACGACTTAGAAGATCTAGAACAGAAACTTAAGATTAGTTTTGCACAAGGTAATACACCCTGTATTGTTTTTGAAAGTGTATACAGCATGGACGGAGATGTCAGTCCTATGAAAGAAATTTGTCGATTAGCCAAAAAGTATAAAGCTGTAACCTACATCGACGAAGTTCACGCCGTAGGTCTATATGGTCCAACAGGCGCTGGTAAAGTTGAAGAACTAGGGCTTGAAGATCAAATTGATATCATTAATGGAACATTAGGCAAAGCCTACGGAACACAAGGAGGCTATATTGCCTGTGATAAAATTGTGGCAGATGCCATTCGTAGCATTGCTGCTGGTTTTATCTTTACAACTAGTATGAGTCCTGTAACTTGTTCAGGGGCACTGGCAGCAATTAAGTTTTTAAAAGAGCATGGTGAAGTTAGAGAACGCCATCAGGACAGAGCTAATAAATTAAAACAAGAATTATCTAAAGTAGGAATTCCTGTTATGGATTGCAGTACTACCCACATAGTTCCTGTATTAATTGGTGACGCTAAAAAATGTAAAGCAATTAGCGATTACTTGTTGAATGAGCATAGCATCTATGTTCAACCAATCAACTATCCAACAGTTGATGTAGGAACAGAACGTTTACGATTTGCTCCTACTCCATACCACGACGACGGTATGATTGAAGATCTAGTTAATGCTCTTAAACAAGCATTTGAGCTATATGAGTTATTCCGATAACTAGCATTGCACGAGCTTCAGCATTTGTAGCTTCTTCGTTCAGCTTGTCAGTGTTAACTAAGTCTTGCAATAATGCAAAAGCTTCTTCAGCTGTGATTTCGCCTTTTTGATTTGCTTCAGCGATCTGTAGTGCCATTTGAGCACGGGTCTCTGCCCAAGGTAAACCACATCCTGCTAATTGTAACAAACTATCTTGCATTTAAAATCTCCCTTGAACAGTATGTGCTAACATATCTGCCTGTTGTATTAAAATCTTTTTCTTAATTTCACAGTAGGTTGGACTAACTGGTCCTTTACTAGTTCTGTCTACTAGTTCTTTTACAGAATCACTCATTTTACCTGCTGGAGCAATAACGTCTCTAGTTGGTTTGCTTTTAGCATATATTTCAAACCATTCTACTTTTTGTGCTAGGTCTCGAGCCTGCTGTGCAATGTCTGCTTTGCAATCAAAGTTACGAGTTGTCTGTTGAATTGTTGTTATTGATTGACTATGGTTTGCATCCCAGCGAACAGGAATCCAATCTTTAATAGTTGAGCAGCCTGTTAATCCTACAACTGTAAGTACTAATAATAAATTTTTCATTTCTTCTTAGCCCTCCCGGCTTTCATATTTGCCATCCAATGTGCTAACTGTCCCTTGCGGCCACCTTGTTTGGCTACTTTGCGTAGTGTGCTTACACTGGCTTTTGTAGGAACTCCGTGGCGTTTGCTATCGCCTTTGTCCTGCGGATTACGTCCATCTGCAAAGTTTTCGCCGACGCCGCCATCACCGCTATATCCTGCATCAGTTCCGTACATACCAAACGGTCCAGGACCGTATGCGGCTTTTCGAACTTTTCGTTTTTTTAATTTGCGAGACTCTCTTAGGTGTAAAAAAGTATCAGCAAACTCTTTGCACATACTCCTAATAGAACTATTTTCAGTTTCCATTATATTAAAATCTCTATGCTCTTCTTCCTGTGTAGGATCCATATAACCTGCATAGACTTTTTTAACACCGTGCTGGTTGATAAGTTCTGTACAGTCTTCGCCGTAACGCTCGTCCATGTGTTCACTACAGGGACTACATGTTGTAATAATAATACTGCCGGCCGGAATCTCTCCGTACTGTTCTACGTATCTGTCAATGGCAACACGTTCTGCATGACGACGTTTACCGTTTGGTGCTGGCAAGTTTATACCTTTAACTAGATTGTTGTCATTGTCTAATACTGCGGCTGCTACCATTCCGAATTTGTCAGAGTCTTTACGTTGACCTTTGACTACTAGATCTGCAAGTTCTTTTAGAATGCTGTCTAGTTTTTCATAGTTATGTATTTCGTCGTCTTGATTTTCTATAACTTGTGTTGAACCCGTAGGTCCGACATAGATAGCACGGAAGTCAACTTGCGGGTATTCGTTTTTGAGATCCTTAAACACACGAAGGTTGCTCATACTATCATCGTATAACCTTACATGTCCGTACTGTTTAGTGTTTAAGTATTTGCGCACCCATATAGCTTTTTTATAAGCTGGAGATTCGTTTCCAGGCAAGTTACCAGCACGATGCACATGGACACGACTCATGTCAATGCCCAAGTCTTTGAATGTCTGCAAGAATGTCTCTTTATCGTCGAAGTCTGCACGAGCAGTTAACATAATAACTTTAGCATTGCCAGCATGGCTCAATATTGTTTTGAGCTTGCGTACCATAGGAACAATTGGTTTGCTTTCTTGGCGGAACTTTTCTGCATTGCGGAACTCACCAAAGTCAAACTGCTCACCTGGTTGTAGGTTGTAATTATTAAATTCTTGATTGGTTAATTCCCTAACCACACGACCATTAGCATCCACAACTTTAATCTTAGCAGTTGTGTGTAGTAACGTATCATCTATATCAAAGATGATAAGATCTTTATTTCCAGGTGTAAATTCATTCGCTCGCATTTAATGTCTCTGGTTTCGGTGGGCAGCAATATCTAGGGTCACACCAATCGCTGTAGTCTTGACCTACATATCCTCCGTAGGCAAGGCTCATGCTGATGCTGTACATGGCAAAACCAGCAATAAAATTTTTAATGAGGGCTGTAAGGGTTTCTCGGACGGTCATATCCATCATCCTCTGGGTAAACTGGATAATCATTTGGATTCATTACTGACACCAGCTTTGTTTTGCATCGCCAAAATACTCTCGGGCGAATCCGTTACGAATTAATTCAGCTCGTAGACTTACACCATTTAGAATGATGTCTCCCAATACACGACCGCCGAACTTGTCCCACCCGTAGAGTGTAACTTGATGCTTTTGGGTTGTAGCCACTGCATTTTTGGTGAAAGCTGTGGCAGCTTGACCTCGTTGGTCTTCACTTGGACACTGAGCTCTAAATCCTTTTTCTGGAGTGTCGACTCCGAATATTCTAACTGCAAGTTCTGGCTTGAGCGGTTTAGGAAGAAACGGCGCACTGATTACTACTGTGTCGCCGTCATTTACCCTTATAATTTGTGCGTCATATGTAACGCCCTGTGGTGTTTTTTGTGCTAGAGCTACTGTAGAAATAGTAAACAACACAAACGCAAGTAATCTTTTCATTTAATACTCCATGTTAACAGAGTATTTATCGAACTAATCCGTGTAACTGACTGGTAAAAATACTGGCACTTAATTTGTAGCTTTCTGGGCCAGCGTGTTCCATGTCTCTGCTGTAGTCATCAAATGGTAGTAAAGGTGCGCCTGTCCAACTCATACTGTCGTACCATGTTCCTTCTGCAATAGGAACATCTGCCCACAATAGACGCAGATTGCGCACCATAAATTTAGCCCAATGATAGTTGTGTTTGTTGTGTGTGGCTAAAGGCAACATCCAACTTTTCTCGTAATTCCACGGACCGTAATTGATTGTTTTTACGTCTGATAGGTATTCGCATTGTCTAATCCTATCAGGCCATACAAAACAGACTGCCTTAGGTTTAATATTGTGCTCGCGTAGGATAATGGCGTTGCCCCAGTAGAATCCTAAACCAACTTCTCCTTGTCCAAGATTAATTACTGGACAGCCCATTTGCAGACTTAGCTGATGTGCAACGGTATCCTCATCACTGGCTCCCACACCGTAGACCATGCTGTCGCCAAAGAAGATAATACTGTTTGCCCAGTCAACAGCATCCCACTCAGGAGCACGATACTTCTGTTTGTTCAGTGTGTATTTTACTTCCTTGGTACGCCACAACCAGTCGGCGGACTGTAGTGACAAGTTGCGCTCAAATTTGCTAGGAGTATCACCTCCACTCCAAAGCTCGCCATTTCTATTTTCAAGCTCAAGCAATTTCATACAGAATTGTTGAACCAACCTACTTTACGGCCAGCAGCAATTCTTCTATCGTGTTCTTCAACTGAACTAGGATAGCGCCAGGCCCAGATAGCCACTAATGCCATGAATATTGCGGTACTAATAATTCCGATAGGTTTTACACCGCCCGTGTACATCAGTACAAGACTTAAACTCATCATGGCCAACATAAAGTATTTCATCATCTGTGGAAATACTCGCTTCTCTCCCCAATTGGTAAGAAACGGACCAAACAATTTATGATTGTATAACCAGGCATGCATTCTAGGCGAACCTTTGGCAAAGCAATAGGCCGCAAAGACTACAAAGGGACTATAAGGTATGCCGGGTGTTACCACACCAACATACGCCATACCTAGGCTACAAAAGCCTAGGATTTTCCAAAACCACTGTTTTAAATATACTGTAACCATTCTTCAAACCTCACTGAGAAGCCCTGCTTCTTACGCTTATTTACAAGTTCGAAGTAGTCTGGCTTGTAAGGTTTGATTTTAGGCTTGTGGGTATGGGTCTTGTCAGCTTTGTCAGCATTACATGGACCGCAGGCCGTTACACAGTTTTCCCAAACAGTTTTACCACCTTTTGAAATTGGGTGAACATGGTCTAGAGTAGAATCTTTACGTTCTACTTCTGTGCCACAGTATTGGCATGTTCCGCCATCTCGTAGGTAAATGTTGCCGCGGCTAAAGCGAACGGCGTGTTTTGGTTTCATGTAGTCTCGCAGCATGATAACGCTAGGAACTTGTGTTTCCCAACGTGCAGATCTAACGATCCAATTCTCATGCCAAGACAATACATTGGCCTTGTCTAAGACCATGTAACGAATTGCTTCCTGCCAGTTGATAGTGCTCAATGGTAGGTAGCTGACTGGTTGTCCATCAGCGTTCAAGACTAGAGTGTCTGACATGTTGCTTCCTTTTTCGATTGTGTTACAGACCCAACCTAAGAGCTTATATTATAAGCTCATACTGTACTTATGTCAACTCTTTTATGCGAGTAAATTTTGGGCAAATTCTAAGCCCGAACGATCCAAGGCATTGCACCATTGATCTTTTTCGTCCGAACCAAAAACCGTTTCTTCGTCTGCGCTGGCTATACACCAACTGTGCTGTTCGTTCCACGGCGGAGTTCCTTTGATTTCTCCTACTAACTGTCCAGGCGCCCAGCCTGAAAGTCCTAAAAACAATCTCCACTGTTCTGGAGTGTCGCCCATAGCCAGTCTTGGCAATATATCTTCTGCCGAACTAAGACAGAAAGTGTCACTTACCTGCAGAGTATTTTTGCTTATCCAATCTGTAGTATGTAATAGGCAAAGGCTTTTTGTGTTTACTGGACCGCCTATATAAACAAATCCTGGAATATCAATTGTAAAGCCTAATTGATCAGCAAATTCAACAATGCTAAGATTGCTTCTTTTGTTTAGTACTAATCCAACACTTCCTCTACTATGATGTTCAGTAATCATAATAACAGTCTTGTGCCAAAAGTTCCCTTTCATTGCAGGGGGTGCGATTAAAATGTTGCCAGCTAAGTTCATGAAACTATTTATAGACTAACGACTTCTTATTAAAGATTTTACATCACCGACAGTAAAATATGTTTTACCTTTGCTCTTTCCAAAGCCCGGATTTTGTTCCCATACTTTATGCATACTCAAGCCAGTATTGTCTAACATGCCGCCGCCTTTCTTACCTAACACTTTACTGTCAGGTGCATACGCATAAGCTGGCATAAAAGTTAACATGTACATTGTGCCTACATCACTTCCTGGCTTTAGGCCGTTCTTTTTGTAAAACTTATAAACATAGTCTAACTGTTCAACAGCAGTCATTTTAGCTAAAGCAGCTTTGCTAGTTCCAAGACCGCGAGCTGTTCTTTCTGTAAATCCAATTAAGCCAACAGACACATTCCATGGATCGTGTGAGCTAGGACTAAATGTGCCAGCAGTTTCAAATTTAATAATTTTTCTTAAGTGAGCTTCGTCAACACCTAACGCATCTGCAACCTTTTTTAACTTGACATTAAAGTCTTTGTCTTGAGGTGCCTTGTCATCGGCTGGTTTCTTTGTGCCTGATTGTGTAGAAGGTTGTGTAGAAGGTTGTTCTTTCTTTTTAAGACCAAATCCCGATAAGCCGCTAGGTTCTACACCTAACAGTTGTTTCATAAAAATGTCTAAGTCTTCTTTAAATTCTTGAAATCTCATGAGTTATCCAACGTTTTTCATAGGGTCAACAGGTTTACCTGCAACATACTTTGACCAATGCAAGTGCGGACCTGTGCTGTACCCAGTGTTGCCACTTAATCCAACTACTTGGCCTTTCTTAACTTTCTCGCCTGGCTTTACTTTGACTTGACTTAGATGCATAAGTTTGTGTTGAACGTTACCAGAATTGATTGCTACCATATTACCAGCATCGCCTCCCCACCCTGCTTGCCAAACTACGCCGTCTTCTGGTGCAACAATAGGAGTGCCGACTGGAACACCAAAGTCTGTGCCGTAGTGCATACCTCGTTTACGCATACCAAACCCGCTGGTAATTGGGCCGTTAACTGGCAATCCGCTTTTTACATCTGTTCTAACATCTTTGTCTGTTGGGAGATTTTTATTATCAAAAGGAGTTGATGTGTTAGGTGGTGTTAAGTTTAAACCAAATGTTGATAGGTCGACATTTGATTTACCGGTAAGCCCGGTAATAAAAGTATCTAAGCCAACTGCTTCTGAAAATTCTTTGTAGCGCATTATTGACCTTTGCGTGTTCCGTAATCAGGTAAAGGTCCGCCGTACTTTTTTCCTTTGATCTTCTTCCCGCCTACTTTAACTCTTACTTTACGCTTGCCAGCAGTAATTAAATGACTTTTTTCGCCATCGCGAGCTCTGTAACCTTGTGACTTGCAGGAAGCTAAGTTACTGGCTCCTAAATCATCATCTGGCTTTGAGCTTTTGCATAATTGACGACTAGCACGTTCTAACACTTCTTCCATTTCAGCAAGATCCATCATCTTGCCTTTGTGTTTAACATTGCCTTGCTTTTGTTCTTTCTTCTTATCTTTGTGTGCGCCTGCGCCAGTATTGATTGCATTCTTAGCTACGAAGTTACGTGGCTTTGGGGGTTCTTGTTTTTGTGTCTTACCTTCTGACACATCTTTATCCGACATTCTGTCCCAAGCACGATCGGCAGTTTCTTTATTTTTCTTTGCGTATGCTGGATCAGTGTCTGCCTTTTTAGAAGTTACTCTATCTACAGCACGTTTCTGAACCTTGGTTAACATCTTCTGACCTTTAGCTGTATCACCGTATTCGTTTATAGATGTTTCTGTACCAGGACAGACATGCGGTTGTTTAGTGATTACACTATCACAAGAATCGCAATAATCTTCACTTACTTTTTTTTTAGGTTTCTTGCCTGCTTTCTTCATTGAAATTGCAATAGCAGCCTGTTGTGCAGCACTGGCAGCTTCTTCTATGCTTTCGTTAGGAACACAGTTAGGCACTGTACGGCCAGCTTTCTTCTTTGTGCCTACAGGATGGTAACCCTTCCAACATGGGTTACTGTTCTTTAGAGTCTTTTTCTTTGCTTCGTTTAGTTGTTGTTCTAACTGCTCAATACTTTGCTCAACACTTTCGCAGTTCCAACGACGCAGGGCTTTATTGATTGGACTATCGGGATCTCGCTTGGTTTTTGCACTCGCATGGGCTTTCTTCATTCCGCTCATTCTAGCACAAAAGCTCTTGCGACGCTTGGCGCTTTTAGATCCTTTCTTTAGTTTGCTGGGTTTGGTAGTTACTGCTGTCTTTAGCTTAGACCCTGGATTTTCTCTGCGATAGGCTTTTACAGCCTTGCTACTCATGCCGTCTGTTTTGTCGCTCTTGTTGACTTTTTGCCAGTCTTCATTAAGTATGTCTTTTGCTCTCATAATACTCCTGCCCAGATAGTATTATATTTATACGCATTACTGGGCTAGGAATTCAAATACATTGAGCCATTTACGTTTACCAATAGTAGCTTTAAGATTAGTTAAATCTGCTTTAGTTGCATGTCTAAAGCGGGTAAGTTCTGCTTCAGGGACGGAAACAAATTCTATAGGAACGCCTTCTTGTTCTGCTATTTCTTCTGCAATGTCTAAAAAGCTATGGGCAAGCCCGCTACCAACATTCCATATTCCAGATCCATTAACTTGTTTAATGAAGTCAATGTGAAGACGGCATACATCGCCTACCCAAGTCCAATCACGACGAATATGTTCTGCGTTCTCCCATACAGTAATTTTGCCTTCTTTGCGGGCCTGCTCGCGCCACTTGTGTATGGCATTGGCTCTGCGGCCTCTTAAGTGCATCCATTTTCCGTATACATTAAAGTAACGGAACCCTTGCACCATTATACTAATCTTTTGTTGAAACACCCACCGATCAAATAGATACTTGCTCCACGCATAAGGAGTCTGTGGATGACAAGCAGCGTGTTCACTAAAGTCCTTGGTGTCTCCATAGACTGAACTTGAACTGGCATATTGTAAATGTGTTCCATGATGATTACATTCGTTAAACAGCCACTGACTAAACTCGTAGTTCTGTTTCATAACTAGATCTACATCTGTTTCTGTCATGTCGGCAATAGCACCTAGGTGTATTACCCAATCGTAATTTGAAACATCGGGCAAGTCTGTAGGATCATATTCCCACCCATCAACTTGCCAACCTTCTTCTTGATGTAGCCACGCAGTCATATTCCTGCCAATGAACCCTTCGTGGCCTGTTACTAGGACTTTCATGAAACTATTTATTGAGGTGCTACTTCTGTGCTTGTTTTTACGAAGTCTTTAAACAAGGCAGTCTTTTTGCTGTTACAAGTCTGGCACAATGTCTGTACATTGTCTTTACCGTGGCCTCCGCCTTCTACTTTACGAATCAAGTGGTCGCCGATTAGTGTGCTGCGCATTACTTGATTTTTATGTATTTCGTTGTCAAACGGAATTGGGGGATTGTCGAAGAACGGATCGTCTTTAGGACTATATCCACACCAATGGCAAGCCCACTCTCTGCTAAATGTCCAAGGGCGATCAATGCGTCCAGGACCGCCAAACTCTCTTTGTTGCAGTTGATGTTCTTCGCAGAGATGTTTTGCACCCGGACCTTCAAACATAGTTAAGGGCTTGTTACAAAACTCTAGTTTGCAAGTGAGCTTGTGTTCAATTTGCTCTTTGAGTTTTGTACCAGACTTGCGTTTAAGGTCTGCTTTGGTCAGTAGAGTAATTCGTTTCATATTAGAACAAATCTGTAGACAACGGAGCCCAGTTGCTGTTGTACTTAGGAACTGCAAAGCCAGCCGGCATATTCTTTTTAATCTGTGCAATTAAAAAAGTAAGGCCGATTGGACGTTCACTGTAGGTAATGCCCCAAAGTGTTCCGTCTGGGTTAGGTTTGTTCTGGCGGAACCATTCCTGGTAGCTGGTCTTGGCTCGGTCAAATAGTTTAGTTGCGTTAAAATCGTTTTTGTGAACACGCAGACTTCTAGACAGGGCAACGATGTAAGCATCGTCAACTGTAATTTTACTGACCTTACACAGTCGCAGGTACTCGTAGAACATCCAACTCTCCTTAGGCTGTACAGGACGACTTGCACCACAGACTTTATTAAACAGTTTGGCAAACTGTTGTGTGATTGCCAACTCATAGTGATTGTCAAGGAACTCGTCTAAACGAGTATACGCACCTGGTTGGTCAGTATCGCCAAACTTAGGGTGTGTTAGGAAGATTCCATTTTGTTCCAGTGCCTGTTGTTTTTCTTCAATCAATACCCATTCAGGATTTGTACTACCGTCAGTACGAACACCGTAGATCTTTTGGTGTACCTTATCGATGTTGTCTAGTTGCTTTTTGCCTTCGCCGTTGAGGTTAATAAAACACTCGCGCATTTCGGCTTTCATTGAACTAGGATAGATTACAATTGGAATTTTAACTTTGTCAATGTCTTCGCCCAATACTTCACAGGCTATAATATATAGTACTATAGCAGTATGCTGCCCGTCCCAACAGATGTATTTGCCCGGACGATCCGGGTCTACATATACACAGATAGGCATGACCATAATATTTTTAAAATGGTCTATAATATTACAGGCGTGTTCAATATCAAAAAGACGTTGTAGTGTTACGTCAATTTCGATCTTAGACATGAAAGCCATTTCGCTACGACAGAGTGTAACGCTGGACCATTTTTTCAGTGTTTGGAATCTAGCCTTAAAGTATTCTTTAGCATCAGCCAGCAGAGCTTGTTTCCATTCAACACCGTCTACTGTATTTTTAAGACGTTCAGGTAAACTTACATAATGACTTTTACTTTTGGTAAATTGAGAATTTACTATGTCAGCGTGTGAACGAGGTTTGACTATCTGTGTCATACGAACTTTCTATGTTGTTACAATAGTTAAATTATACGACAAAACGGTTCGAGTGTCAAGCTCGTTTAAAGATATATATGCCCTCGAACTTTTCTACTTTGTTCATTTTTCCATTGCCTACACCCGGACGGGTATTCAGCATCATTTGGACTGTTTCTTGATATTCGAATCCACACTTTTTGGACAGCTCTAACCAACGATCTACAATTTTGAATTGATCTTTGTTGACACGATAGTCCGCTATGTTGACAGCGTAGATTCCACCCGTGTCCAGTCCTTTGTGTAACATCTTTAGCGTAGGTTCTACGTATAGTTCAAACCACGCATCCATGTTATCACATCGGACCATACATTGTGTTGGTTCGTCACAGTAAGTTTCTAGATTAAAATAAGGAGGACTGCTAAAAGCTGCATCATAGCTACTAGGCTCTGGAACAAACTCTTCACTGACTGTATGATGCATTTCGTAAGTAGTACCTACAGTTTGATTTATTAGGTCGCCTAAAGCAACTAATCCATTGTATGTTTTGGTATTTGGATCTATGCCTGTGTAATGATATCGCATGTTACTAGTCATAGCACCAATCATGCGGCCACCGTAGCCACTACTAAAGTCTAGTACACGACCCCACATGGTAGGACAGATGTATTCCCAAATGGCTTTGGCATTTAATGGTTTAAAGTTTTGTATTGTGCCGCCGTTTACTAGCTCTAATGCACGGCGAATGTTTTGCGGAATGACTGCTTTGTCGCCTTCATCTCTGTGTTCGTAACAGATTTTGATTGCACGTTTTAATTTGGCATCGTTGTGAAATCTGCTGTCTAGGCTAACATTTTTGGCGCCCAATGTATAAGCTTCTTGCATATTAGGAAACCAAAAACGACAGAAACTTAATCCGCCTGTAGCACCTACACTAATACGTCCGTTGCGAACTTCTGTGTGTTGCTGATTAACTGTGCGTATTTCTTCTTCACAGCCAGAGGAGCTGTAATAGAATATTGGTAGTATATCTTTGTTTCTATAGATATCAAAGACTTCTTGCTGAAGTTGCTGTCGACCTAGTTCGTCCCTACTGAGCCATTCTTGTTTTGAACAGGCAATCAAACGATCCATTACATCTTCATAGCCTGTGTTTATATCTTGGCTAGGAGAATAATTCCATTCCTTGCAAATGTCTTGGTAATAATCTTTCCAACCACTCATTGATTATTTTTTATTCTGGCAGTTTCGAAAATCGAGCCAAGAAGGCTTCTTGTCTGCAAGAATATTCTTGTCCTGTCTGTGTGTTTACATAATCTACCCAAGGATCGCTTTCGTCGTCTTTGGTGTAGACTCCTTTGATTTTAAAGATTACTCCGTTATAACTGCTGTATAACTGATTTAACTTCATGCCAGCATCCTAATTAATCCAATAGTGTCTATGGTGGTCAGCAAGAGGTAGTTAGCCAACATCCCAAACGATTTCCTAGTATAAGCAGCCCAAGCATACATGGCACAGCCAGCAATCCAAATAGGATAAAGTACCAGAAGCGGCGGATTGGGTACTGTAGCGGCCATAGTGATGCTACAACCGATACTGATAGCCCAAGCAAGACACTCAACAAAAAAGCGGAAAGGATGAGACTGCCAATCATCTTTGATCCAATCTATAGTAGGTTTAAAAATTTTATCTATCATATTGTAGTTATAAAAAAAGCCCAGGAGTACTGGGCTTTTTGGTTAGGCCTAACCTTCTCTTAATTAGAGAGTGATACCCATTGCCTTAGCTTTGTAGCCAAGAGCAACGATTTCACGTGAAGGCTTACCCATAACATACTCAGTAACAGTAACACCGTTACCTGCTGTGCGGCTGTTTGCGTAAACAGCATAGCCATTTGCACGGATGCGGCTTGCTTCAGCAGCTAGGTTCTTGACACCAAAACGCTTTTGTGCGGTCGATGCTGTCAATGCTTCACCGTTGTAAAGTGCATTGAAAACCTTGTAAGTCTTAGTTTCTGGATTAAACAATTTCATCTTAATTTCCTCTTTTATTAGATTATGCTGTAATTAAACAGCTAAAACAAGTATAGTACATTTAGATGTTTTATACAAGCTCTTTGGCAGGATCGCCATGAGGAATTAAGCCAAAGAACTTACGGCCAGGGAAACGTTTTTGGGCTTGTTCGATTACACTAGACAAGTCCGGACCTTGTGCTACAAATTGGTCCGTGTCTTTGATAAAGGCGTAAAGCACATCACCGTGGCGTTCAATTTTTAGCTCTGTGCCAGAAGACTGCTCGTCTTGATCTGTTTTTTCTTTTTTGTTTATTTCTTTGATCTGCTCTAGCAGTTTGATAAAGTGGTCCGGATCATTGGCAAATCTGGCCAGCAGAGTTATGCCTCTGAAATGCCATCCGGCCCAAACCGAAATTGCTACTATAACTATCGTACCTAAAAAGTCCATTTTAGTCTCCTTGATAGAGTAAAGTTATTTAATCAATTCCAAGTTAATAATTTTGGCCACCCTAGCACCTACATCTTCTCCACTGGGAATAACATAGGTTTGGTTTTCATGCCTGTCTAGCCTTTCCTGATATCTGCGTACATTTAGAATGCGGCCACCGACAGCGGCACTAAGCTCAAAACTGATACGATCTTCGCCTTCTGCACGACCGCGCTCTACCATTGCTGTTCCCATTTGTAATCCTTTAGATCCTATAATTTGATTTGCATACTTTGTTTCTTCTTCGTACTTGTGTTTGTTATCCCACATGTCGCGAATTTTACCATAAAGCCAACGATCAAACCACTTCATCGTCTGGCTCCCCTACTGGCTTTTCAATACCAATCTTCCCGCGTCCCATGGCAATGTTAGCAAGGATTTGTGTTTTACCTTCGATCCATTGCTGTTCGCTTAATGAGTGTAATCCAATACACTTACCAGTTGGGCTACGGCCGCAACCGCATTTACCAAATTCTTCTGCATCTTCAGTTACTCTAACTTGCATTTTATTTTCCTTCCTTAATAGTGTTGAACAGATTAGCTTTCTGTTCTTTAAACTTCTTCCAGTTATCTCTAATCGAATCAATTACGAACCACTTGATCATATACAAAAATGGTACCATAACTGTAAACATAAAGATATATTTTGAAACTTCATCTGTACGTGCGGCTGTAAACCCTAGCACAAAAAAGTTTACCAGAAACACCTTTTGCCAAAATTCTAGTTTTGCGTACTGCCATTTGACAAACAACCAAAAGTCTTTCATTTATTTTCCTTAGTGAGTTCACAGATCATTAGGAACTTTTCAAAGCTCTTACGAACTGTAGGGTTGGATAAAAGTTTTTCTGCTTCGTCCATCATAGCCTTGACACCTTCTTCGGCGGCTTCTCTATAAGAACAATATTCGAGCGCATATACTTCCTTGCCCATGGCTTTACTGAATGCTTCCCAGGCGTTGCGTTGTTCCTCTGTAAGTTGTTTACGATCACGTTCTGGAACACGCAATTTGGATGTTTCCATAATGTGTTTGCTGATAGCATCTTCGGCAACACGGCCGGCTGCAATCATCGGCGCATAAGCAGGATCAATGTTAAACCTACGGCTAGACCCGCCAGGGTAACACATAACCAAATGGTTGCCTTTTGGAAAGCTGTCCAAATACTCGTTGTCATACTCTGCTACAGGAACATAGCGACGACCAACTTTTTTGTAGAAGATTGTTTTGCTCATGCCTAATTATACTGTATCTATAATAGTCAGTCAACCAGTGTACCATCCCCTAAGCACATACTCCGTCCATCTTTTGGGCGTAATGTGTGCTGTGATCATAACTTGGTATCCGTAAGTAACTGGGTCAGCATTGACATGGTACTGCGGATCTCGCCCGTGTTTCATTACCCATTTTCCATGATCCGTTTGTTGCCAATCATAAATTGGTCCGGCGATATAAATTTCAACATCATCTACATCGCCCATACTGAATCTATGCACTACCCGCCTTTGGTAAACATTATCATCGTACACTTGATATTGTTGTAATCGTTTCTCTGTGTCCATTCCCAAATGTTTACTCACTTCTAATCGTTTTCTAATATTGAAGTTAGGAAATTGTGTTGGACTTGTGCTTAGTGCCATTAAATATCTCCTCTAACCATGGGAAACATTGTTCCCATGTTCTGTATTCGTGTGCTAGGCCGCCAGCACTACGCCATTCGCTACAGTTACTATGTCTGTCATCTATCAGTATATCTCCTGGACAGCAATGACGCCACTTGTCGTGACTAAACGGTCCAATGAACACAGGAATACCTGGAAAGTATTTGCTGGCCCACCAGACTTTGTCTTGTGCAGCATATGGCATACTATAATCGTGAGGTAGTGCTGTTAAAAAGAATAACTCGTCGGCTTTGCCTTCAGCTACCATCTCTTTACAGTAATGCACTAATTCCATTGCGCCGGGCTTGAGCGGTAGATCCAAATAGAATCTACTCCAGTTTTTTAATTTGTTCCACTCATCTTGAGGAATGCGTTCACCGTATTGGTCCCAGCGCCTCTTTAAGAATATTTGTGCCGCTTCATGCCAGTTGGCTACTACATCGTCCATGTCTAGGTATATTTTCATTTATTCCAACTTTCTTCTTCTTGCCATGTATAATCAAATGTTCTTGAATTAATAGTGTGTCCGCTATCGTCTTCAAGACTTATTCTATAAACATCATTTAATTTTCTAAGTTTTTGTTCAAGTGCTCGCTTTGAACTTTCTGGGTTTATAATTTCAGCTACAACAGGAAACCCAATACCTAATGTCTTGTCTTTATAATCAAAGTCGTGTTTTTTACACCAACGTTTAAATGATCGACTGAGACGATTACCAAACGGGTTTAGATGAACGCAAAACTCACCGGTGACAATTTTATGACTGCTGATGTTTTCTCGATGTATATGCGTATCGTTATCGTGGTAGACGTCTCTATGTGTTTTTCCAATCTGTGCATAGTACAGACTAACATCTCCCCACTTTGTGGTTTCTTGAAAGTCTTGGAATCCACTGTAGCTAACTTCTTCCTTGAGCTTGTCTAAAAAGTACTGGCCCTGACTGTTTACTCCGTTGAGTCCTACTGTCATATATAAAGAAGGATGTATATCTAGACCTAACATCTGAAATGGTTTAAAATAATTGATCTGTTTAATTCCGGAAACAATATTTTCAATTTCGTGACATAGATTGTTTAACATCCGTATGGCTGTTCTACTTCTATCATCGGGTGTCTTTTTATACCATTCGCTGACATTCCATGCTGGTCCCATTAACACTTCGAAATGATGATGCAGTTCATTCATCATATGTCTGTATTCTTTAGACTGTATCTTTTCTAAAGTAAAATGTAAGTTAATATGCGTATAGCCCAACGGTGTCATGTACTCATTTACAATGTTGATATTTTCATTGAGTTTGTTGCAGATATACCGCAGGCTTCTTCCATAGTTAGTTTCCCATGTAGATTGCCAACGCTGTAAACAATATGTTTTCTCTATTGGATGACTATTTTCAAAAAAGTTATGTGTGAAAAGTCGTGTCCAGTGCTGTGCCAAGACTGTGTCTTTTATCTTAAACTTTACAGTATATGGACTAGTTTGTCCAGTTGTATCTCTAAACTCTATGACCAGTTTCATCGCTATACGTAATTAAATCAAATGCTGAAGCATATTGTACTTCTGGCTCCATATGAAAACTAGTTCCCCATACTAACCAAACTTTTCTTTTGAATACTTTCTTACCCCAAATCATTTTTCCACTAATTGTTTTCACAGGCCACCAAGCAAATACTTCGTGCCAAGGATAACAATCGCAACCGTTTGTAATTACTTCTGTTACTTTCATAGGTTCCCATTTATATCCTGGTGGTGCAGGAATCATAAAATCTCTCATTTCCAATACTTTATTTGAAACAACATAAACTTCTTAGGATCTGTGACAGTATAATTAGCTGTGTAATTGCCAGTACCATCAGTTTCCATTCTAAAGCCGTATTTTTCTTCTGCCCAGAAATGTATAGCAGGTCGTGTCATGCTGTAGTCACCTTTGAATTCTTCCATGTATTCTGGACGCATGGCGTGAATAGCACCCCAGTATCTATTACGTTCTCTGAGGAACTCTTCTATGTCATCAGTCATTATCAGACATCACTCCACCTTAGTGCAAACATCATAGCATCTTTGCCGCTTTTGAAATAGTAGATATTGTCAGTGTTAGTCCATCCGTAGCGCCAGCGATATTTTTTACTACGGCCGCCTGGACCAAAGTTAGTTGTACACCATTCCTTTATCTCACAGTGTTCATCGTCTATTTGAGCAGGACTAAAAATAACTTTGTACTTGTATTTGCTCTTTCGTTCTTGTGTAATCATGTGCTAAACTTTATTACAAAAAATGTTGCTTTCTTTTCGTCTTTGAAGTGTAATACAGTACTACCAGTATTGGATGTGATAGTGTATTCCTGTTCTAACCAATCGTAAATGCCATCATAGGATTGTTCCCAATGAATATTGTCATAATAATGATCGATAATCGTTTCCCAATAAGGCGCCTTTTCAATTATCATTATGAGTTCCACCTTATGACAAACCAGTCGCGGTCTTTAATATTACGGAACCAAAACTTTCGATTGTTAGCATACCAACGGCGGGCTGGTTCCGGTGCTGTCTTCTCGCCCCAAAGCGCACGACTACCTTCACCGAATGTTTGCATACACCATTGTTCCATATCTAACCAGTTGCCTCCTACAGGCTCAACAGTATAGTAACGTGATCCGTAGACCGTGCCTGTACCTAACACTAGGTTTTCAATTGGACGACTGTTCAAGTCTCTAATTAGACGGTCGATAGCCTGTTGACTGAACATGCTTTTTCCTACATTGCGTCCAGACATCGCTAGTTTAATTTCGCGGCCTTGCATGACGCCTTCTAGTAGTTCTTCCTGCCAAGGTTGCATTGTACTCATGCAGACATCCATCTCATTCTAAACCACATAGCATCCGTATCATTTTCAAAAAGCCAGACTAGGCCTCTGGTCCAGTGCTTCCCTTTGGTCTTGCGGCTAACCCACTCATCAACTTCCTGACTTTGTTCGTGAGTCATGATCCACTGTAGTGTAACCTCGTGCCAGCCTACATCCTTAAGAAGTTCTCGCATGACTTCAGCATCAATTTCTTCTTGCAGAGTCTTTGCTAGTTCTGCTTCAAGCTCTTCGTGCAGTTCGCTAGAACAATCTACTGACAATTTATTTTTAAGCATTAGGGCCTTTTTGAATGTTTAATTTTCCAAACAGAGTTTCTACCTCTTTGCCAAAATCTTGCTCTAATTGTAGTTCTTTTTTGCAACGTTTGGAAATGTCGTCACTCCAACGAAGAATGAACCATTCCCTATGTGCTTCTTTTTTAAAACTCCAAAGACGTTCAGTCATGCTCATGCCTACACCTTCAGCATTAGCCCAAGCCTGCATCTCCTGCAAGAGATCTTCAGGCAGTTCGCCTTTTTCAAAAGCGATGCCTGGTAGTTTAAAAGGTCCTACACTACATTGTTCCATTGTTTGTTTCCTAACACTTCACTAAACTTCATTAAGAACATAGTACGTTTGTTCTCACTGTAAAAATCTAAATGTATTTGAAATTCCGTATAACCACCATCTGGCTTTGATATCCATTGTTTGTGTTCACGAACAGTAAATCCTAGAACACTACGCATCTTACTGCGCAACATGAATACAGTCTTTGGATGCTCTTCGTGTAGAGATTCACGAATTGACTTCCATTGATCAGCGGTCAGTATTACGGGTCGCATTGGCCAAGTCCTTGTAACCGTTCCAACTAGGATGTATCGCATCCTTTTGTAGTTTAGTTGTTGATATAACTGTATCACCTCTGCTGTTGGCAATAATCTTTACAACATCATTGACATCTGGCTTGCAGAACTTATCGTTGCAGGGCGGCAGGATCCAATAAACACGTTCAGCGGTTACATTGGCTCGCATCTTGCTCAGCTCTTTAAATGTATGGACACCGTGATGATCGTTAGTGCCCAAGCTGATAATAACCACAGGGCTGGCCAAGACTTTGTCGCCAAACTTTTTATTCCATTGCTGGCTGTTGATACCGCCTTGACTGTAGCTGACACACTCCTGTCTAAACTGGTGTGTGCCTACAGCAATACTATCACCTAATATAAGACATTCTAACATTATTGTGCTCCTTGGTCGTAGACATAGTAACAGCCTTCTGCATAGTTCCAATGTCTGTTGTCATAAAAATTAAAATTAAAACTATAGCCAAACAAACTAAATTCCAACTCCACGCCTGCATGGTCACATCGTGTACTTAATCTTAGACACAGACCCAGCAGGGTAGTGTCCTTCATTAGTTGTGCTTCCCAGAATTTGTTTTTAAAAGGTGTAGTACCTGAACCGTACCAGAGGGTATCAAATCGATCTCCCCACCAAGGGTTGTCAACAACAAGTCTTAGATTGATCATATAATAGCCCAAACAATCAATAGATAGGTCAAGTTGTGTGCCAATTGATCAGCACCCAGCCACTTCCAAAATTGAGGAGTTTCTACTGTGTAGTTATTCTCTTTGTTGATGTTAATCTTAGCCCAGTCAATGTGATAGTGGAAGATAAAATCCAATGCGCCAAAGAAAACTGCTGTTTCAAACTCCAACGTAGTCACAGCAAACAGAACAATGGCTGTGCCAATGCCGTGTTTAAGACTATGCTTGACTCCACGCCAGTCTAAGTATGTGCCCTTCCACTGAACTTCTTCGTTGGTTTGATTGACAAAGTCAATGTACCAATGCTTGACAAACAGTAGCGCCAGTAATACTAATACTGCTTCCATTATGCTCTCCTTGTGGCATGGCGATACTCACGCTTGAGCCAATACTTGTATTTGTTGAAATAGTGCTGAACATCGTAGTCCACTTGGATGCCTAGGCCGTCTAGCTCGTCCTTATGCTCCATCCAACGTTCCTGCAGCCAACTGCGGAAACTTTTTACGCTGTTAGATTTTGCCATGTCAGTTCCTTTCCTTGAACGTGTGCAACACACTTAACATATCCTTGTGCTACTGCCCAATTAAGAGTTTCACGAACATTTCGAGGACACTCGGGAAGGATATGAATCATTGCACGGGGATACTGTACGAATCCGTCGGTGAGTATGAACTGAGGGTCGCCTTGACGAACAGTTCGTATATCGCGTTGTTTAGCTGTAGTGAACATGACTATCCTAGTAGATTAAGATAGCACTAGTATATTAGCTTTTGTTGCGTCTGTCAACTGATTCGATTATGATATCGCTCCAGCGCAGGCCAAAGAGGGTGGCATGTTTTGGACTACGTATGTTTACGCTCCACCACTTATCATACTTGCCGCCTTCGTGTATGAACCAGTCCTTGTACTTCTCGCCCATGGTATCTGCACACCATTGGTACAGTTGTTCTTTTTGGGCATGATTCTTTTGGATTCGGTAGTAGCTGAAGTTGGCCAAATACTCCTGTACCACACGGGCAAAGTCTGGATCAACTTCACCCGGCAGTTTCAGTGTGCCTTCATCAAGGGCTGCTTTGGACTTGTTCGGATTCTGCTGACTCATTGTCGTGCTCAACAAACTTGTAGATCAAATCAAAGTTTTCTTCGGCACGTTGTACAGCTTCCCAGGCCTTGCGTAGTGCTGGATTATTTTTCATTTTGGCTTCACGTGCCCAATGACGATTGCGTTCTTCACGTGCCCAATCCAACAATGATTCTGCTTCTGAGTTCAAACCAATGCTGGCATAGCTCATGCTCAACTGTTGCCACGCATTGCCATCGTAGACTTCCATGGTCTGATTGGTGGTGTTAAAACGTAGGTTGCCCACGCCCTGTGCGCCACTGTAGTTGTTTATATAGTTAGTGCTTTGTCCGCCTGATACTGTAACGTATCTGCCCGATTGCGTAATACCTTTAATCACGATCACTCCTAAAGCACTTGACCATGACTGCTACAAATAGGGCTATAAGTGCCACACCACCCACTAATACATCTATTTCAATGTCCATATTATTTCCTTGCTAGTTCCAACAGCATTTGATAGTTGCGCCAGGCTTTTTCAACTGCTGGGTTATTTTTACGCACCACTTCGTCTGCTACCATTTGATTGACCACGCTGGTAGCATAGTCCTGTTGTCGTGCCATTTTAGTATAATAAAAGTCACGTTCAACTAGATCCTGAAAGCGATGCTGTGGGATATACATTTCCACATAGGGTTCACGCTCAAACTGCACTTCTGCATGATAGGCATCCATGGCGTTTCTCGAATAGTCCATCAAGCTGAAAGGCCTCTTACGAGCATACATCTTATGCCCGCTGAGACCTGCGTGTGCTTCGTATCGCTCTAAAAAGTTGTCTACATCGTTATTGGCCATTTTTTAACATATACCAAGTCATATCGCTTGCCTCCAAACGTACAACATCATCTGGGTATTTGTTGTAGTCGGACTTAGCTCTAGGCAACAGCAGAACCTTAACCATTTTAGGGTTAATCTTAGTGATCTTGCCCACACTCAAACTGTTGCTCTGTGGAAAGGCCACAAAGTCGCCAATGCGTATTTCGCGTCCAAGTTTGTCTTTATGAACGGGTGTTTCTTTGACTGTCACGGTTACTTTCCATCCCATTCCACTAGTGTAACAGAACCGCCCTGCTGTGCAACCTTTTCGGCGAAGCTTTCGATCATGGGTAGGATACGTTCAGGGTCACCGCCAGCCAAGCCCATGCCAATTAGGGGTAGGCCAATACGCCACTGTCCAAAGCGGTCACTGATACGTGCAAGGACTTCTTCAAAGGCACGGTATTCAAATACATCCTCACCAGGGTAGCGGGCTGTGGTATACTGTGTATAGGCATTGAGGATAACCAAACGTCCTGACATGCCCACGGTGTATCTGCCCAGCTTGTTGCGGTCACCTGCTAGGGTCTCTTGATCTGCCAGCCAAGCATCAGGAAACTGATCCCTAATCTGACGAGCAATGCCTGAGCCCATAACATTGAAACAGTTACAGCCCTGTACAATGATGTCCAGTTGGCCTTCACAACCCATGGCCAAGAGATCGCCTTTGACTATGTTCATTTGAAGTACCTTGCATCCAAAATAATAGCACCGCCTAGGATCAGCCAAAATACAGCGCCGGCCCAATTGCCAGCTACCAAGTTCAACAGTCCTGTTAGTACATTAAGACTGCCCACAGTCAGTCCAATGGTCTTGCGATGTTGTTCAAACCAAGATAAAAATTTCTGCATAGTTATTCCTCTATAGGTGTTAATAGTGTAGTGTCGTAGATCTCCAATAGATCCACGTCCGCTAGGTTAGCCAGTTCCTCTTCAGTGATGCTGAACTGTGCCATAAGTTCTCGTTCGTCAAAAGCAAATAGGATGTATTCCACCATTAGTTCACGTAGGGTCATGGTTCAACTCCGAAATGTTTCTTTATATAATCCGCCGCGACAACAGGAGTGTGCCCGTGTTCAGTTTCAATTTCTACATACACATTTAGAAATAATCCAGCACATTCTCTGACAATCTTCTCGGCGAACCGTTCCAAATCAACCATGACACTACTGTAGGGGTCACCATTCTTTAGTTTATCGTAGGGATCGCATATACAATCGTAAATACCACCAGTAATGGCCAAGTCTCGAATTCGTTCGTTCATAGTTCAACTCCGAAATATTTGTAGACAGCATCTTCCATGCCATCACCATATTCAATACCAGCACGAGCAACCTGTAAGGTTTCTTTGATAATCAACTGGGCGAACCGGGCCACATCCAGTTTTTCTGTGGGCTCAACTAACCCTTTGTCAAGAGCATAATCCTCTGCTTGATCAGCAGGAACGGCACTCAGTCTAATCAGTTCATAAATTCGTTCGTTCATGCAGTCTCTAGTTCCTTTACATGTTTACAACTACCACGATAGGTATAGCCCGGGCAAGTACAGGTCGCCTGTTTATGATTAACCAAATAGACTACACCGGGCTTGCTACCTGCTACTTCCACAACTTCAGGATCCTTGGGTTCGGGTATCAAATTCAAAAATAAGCCACCCAAACTATTCTCAAAGGCGGCTGCATCCACCCGCTGAAACTTGCGTCCACTACGCGATATACGTATGGGCGCCCGGAACCAAAAGGGCTCTGTGGTGCCGTAACGAATATAAGCCAGCATCTGATCCCCGTCCAAATAGTAGGTGTGATTAATGGGCTCTTTCTGATCCGCCCAAACTGTAGTTTCTTGATAGGCTTCTGCCACGATTAACTCCTGAAACTGTTGACGATGCACAAGTATAACAGAACTAATTGGTTGCGTCAAGTGCCAAAAACACCAGCGAAGCTCAGCGCAAATTTTCTGCCGCAAAGCGGTGCGCGAAAATTTTTGATGCGCCCTTGTAGTCACGGCCATTCGTTTAGCCCGACGAACAACGTCAGCCTAAACTCTGGGTGCGATAAATATCTAAACAAAGGAAAACAGACTATGACCATGCCCTTAATCCCAGAATACATCATTGAAGCTTACAGTCCAAGTAAGAATCACAGTCAGCGTGAACTTAACTTGATGAGTCCTGCACCTACTACTGAGCGCGAAGCCCGTCAATGGGCTGGAGTATTTGCAGCCAAATGTAACACAAACCGTCTGTTAGGAGCGACTGATTGGCAACCAAGAATCCAATTGGTCAACAGCCAATTCTATGCTCGCACCCAGTAATGAATCAAGAGTTGTTAATCTAGTACAGAACGTACTAAAAGTAAGCCATGATGTTAATCCTCAGTACACACACGCAGAACACATTGCTTGGGCACTGGGTATACTAGCTGATGTAGTCCTACAGAAAAACTACATGGACAACATAGTATTTGCTCGCTTACACGAACGCCTAAATCAGCTTACACAGACACGTAAGTTTCCCACACGTTTCTAATTAAACATCTGACTCTCGCATAACAGCAATAGCTCGCTCAAACTCCGCTAGTGTGGGCTGAGTTAAACGCATAAGAGTCTGTCCAGTGTGCTCATTGTAGACACATATTTGAAAGTCTAATTCCTTCATGGGCTGTACAATCAACAGCTGACGATGTTCATGTTCACATATCTTATATACAGTGAAAGCATTCATAGTTAGAGTATCCTTATAGTTATATACGACTGCCATATGCTAGTAAGAACAGCGACTAGCGTATTGAACTATCTGTATAGTATATGCTCAGGTTATGGGCGGCGCCTAAACAAATGGCTAACGAGCAACCTATACGCACAGAGACCCCGCTGCTGTATATACGCCGACACGCTATACATACCAATCTTCACTTGGACAGGCAACAAGTGTGGGATCTATTGTGAGCGCAAATGGTACATGCGTTGAGGGAATGTAGAACAGCATATATGTAATGTGATCACTCATCCAACCCTTGTTGTATATTAACTGCCAAAGCTGTTCATAACGGGCGGGATCGTTTGAGCGGAAACATTGGACTAGCATATACACTATATATCACAGAGACCCCGCTGCTGTGTTCTACTGTATAGGCTGTATACTAGGAGGCCCCGCTGCTAGTGTGTAGAATGGGGGTAACCATTTTAACTATGCCCGTTTTAACCACCTTGTCAATTTTTCAAAACCCTATGCCGGCACCGTGTTGACCTTGAATCTGACTCTAAATCGTGAATCCGTCACACTTTATCACACAATTCAACACTTTTCTGCACTTTTCTAATCTGACACCTTGCTTGTAGACATCTACAGTAAAGGTGTCATGATCTAGATCACACTTTGACGCACTCTACTTGCACAATTTCACACCTTAGGACACGGCGGCTTATTCTACTAACATAATCAAGAACTCAAGACCGTTAAATATATGATGCAATACACTATACAGCCCCTGGCACATGTAGCAGTTACTGGCAGTGACTACAACATATATCTCAGTGTGTGTCTTAATACACATACTCTGCACATATTCAAATATAACGATGTCTGTTGTGAATATGAGCAGTTTGATAATCAGGAGGATGCCTGTGTGTATATTGCTAGACCCTTGCCCAGGAACCGTTCAAAGAAGTACTAAGTTCATATAGGCCTGGGGCCTGTTTGGTGCTAGAGGAAAAATCCCCCGCACCAAACCATTTTCCATTTCTTTAATAACCTTACTGTCAACAGGGTTGTTGTATTTTTACAACAATAACCCTTTTGTCAACCAGGTCGTGGCTCGAATACAACGGTTAGTTAGCGCCAACTAACCTAAAAGGCGCCGCGCACCCTCCACGTCCATCCCCTGTATAGCAGTTCGAACCTATGCCCAAATTATAAGGCATTTTGGGCAGAGTGTCAATTTTGGGCTGGAATAGTTGACTAGACTGTAGGGTCTTTTGGTTGACAGGTGGTGTCCAAAATGCTATAATTATGACATGACGAAAAGAACTGCTCGTAAAGACTCAAACTATGTTATCTACGCTGCTACCCATAATGGGCAGACTTACATAGGCTTGACCCGTAAGGGTTCTGTCACTATCGTTAAGGCAGTCAAAGAGCGGTGGCGTAAGCATATCAGCAGAGCGAAGCACGAGGACAGGGCTTGGGTGCTCTATCAGTACATTAAGGCGGGTAACTGGACTGACTGGCGGCATGAAGTGATTACAGTGATCCGCGGCAGGGCAGAAGCTTATGCCTACGAGCGTGAGCTGGTTAAACTGTATCAGCCAGAACTGAACGATCAGTACCTATAACCATTCGGTTGACTGGGTTATAGTTTGGTGCTATAATATAGGCTACAGTAAACAAAAAGGAGCGAACTTTGAAATTACTTTCCACAGCAAATCCTAAGATCCAAAAGGGCACGAAGCTTGGCTATTTGAGCTTTATCCTGCACCTTGCTCCTGCTACATTGTCAGGCAAAGAGACTTGCCCCAAGCGCACCGCTGGCTGCACGAGTGCATGTCTTAACACTGCCGGTCGTGGTGGTATGTTCAAGAAGGGTGAGAACACCAATATGATCCAGCAGGCTCGTATCCGCAAGACTCAACTATTCTTTGCAGACAGAGACACCTTTATGGAGCAGCTGGAGCAGGACATCAACTTGGGCATCCGGCAGGCTCGTCGCTTGGGTTTGACGCCCGTGTTTCGTTTGAATGGTACTAGTGACTTGGCTTGGGAGAAGTATAAGCTCAAAGGCAGTGACAAGAACGTGTTTGAGATGTTTGACAATGTACAGTTCTATGACTATACAAAGGTCCTGGGTCGCAAGGTTGGCCACATTAAGAACTATCACTTGACGTTCTCAGCTGCTGACGGCAACGACGCTGATGTGGCTAAGGCGGTGAGTGCAGGTATGAACGTGGCTATGGTGTTTGACAAGCTGCCCGAAACTTACATGGGTCGCCCTGTTATTAATGCTGATGACACTGACCTGCGCTTTTTGGACCCTAAGGGTGTTATTGCAGGGCTTAAGGCCAAGGGCCGTGCTAAAAAGGACACTTCGGGCTTCGTGCGCCGCGTGATTGACATCCAGGCCGTTTGAGTGTATACTGTAGGCTAAGTTAACAAAAGGAGCGAACTGATGAAGACTGTACAAGAACTTTTCCCTGGCATTATGATCCTGGACAAGGAGCCCGTTGAAGTGGCCAACCCATTTTCAGGTGAGACGGCAGTACTTGAACCTGAAGAAGTGGCTGTCTACGACTACATCAAGGGCTGCGAGCTCATGCAGGACTATGATGGTGTACGTCGGGGCCTGGATTGGTTCAGCCGTAAGAACCCTGAAGCTTATATGACTCTACTGGACTAAGGAGAACCTATGTATACCGTTATCGTTTACAAGAAGGATGCTCGTACCAAATCAGGCGAGCGTCAGGTGCTCTACAAGGACTATGACACTGACAACCTCTCCATGCTAGAGCATACTGTGAAGCATACCTGGCGGACGAGTGCGGGGTTCCGTTATGAAATCCATGAGACTATGGTAGAACGTGTCAACATGATGGGCGGTGCCAAGTACATGGAACGATTTGACACGCCCAGGTACTGTAGCCCTAGCTCAGAAGCCTACTGGAGCATGTAAGAATAAACCCGGCTGTCAACCGGGTTTTTCATTTGATCACTGTCTAGATCCGGCGCCCAGCCTCCACGTCCACCCCCCTTTGTTCGACATTGTTAGTATAACAAAACCCACCCAAACTGTCAACCAATCTAGAAATACCCGAGTAACCTGTAGGGTCTTTGGGTCCAAATGCTTGACATTTTGGACTGCCTGCGCTATACTATAGGCTAAGTTAAACAAACAGGAGCGCACAATGCAAACAAACTGCACACTACTTGCAAAAGTTACAGTAAACAAAAAGCTACAAACCTTGCGCATTGTGTTTAGTTTTGACCAGCACAATAAAATTACAGTACGCAATGCAGCGTATGTAACAGGAGACATTTGCGCTGTGGACTATGCTAATGCAGACGCAGAAGTTGCAAAAGCAATAGCCTACGCAAAGCAGCTGCTGCGCACAGACAATGTGCAGCTTGTTGCTTGACACTTTGGGCAGACTGTGTTATAATTGTTTTTTAAGGAGCGAAAGATGGAAAACGTTGTTTTTAACACTTGTGGCGATGGCTACTGGAGCACTAAAGCTAAGGCTGTGCGTATTACAGACATGCAGCTGGGCTGGACTACAGACGAACGCGACTACGGCGAGCTGTGTGTGTACTTTAACACAGACGACTGGGACGTTGAGAAGGACGGACTAATTTACACAGACACGCAATTTTTAGACGAACTGCGTGACTTTTTAATTACACACGAGCTTAGTGACGCTGTGAACTACAGTGAACAAGGCATGCAGGGAGACAACTACGTGAGCTTGGACGTAGAAGCGGACTTTATTAAACTATGGGACGCTAAGTTTAACCTTTTTGCTTAAAGGGTTATTAGCACAGC